CCCCCATTGAGTTTGCCCGCTCAATGGGGGTTTTCTTTTTGTAAAAGGAGAAATAAAATGTGGCCAACAAAAGCACAGCTTTTTAGTTCAGTAACAAGATTTGAAAAGAAAAAAAGAAAATTAGATTTAGGAGATTTATTACTCACATTCTTTACAGGATGGTTAATTGGAATTTTAACCGCAATTTATCTATTTCAAAAAGTATAAAGGAGGTTGTAACTGCTTATGAAAATCCAACAAAATCAAAAGAAATCGGTTAAAATCACTTGCTTTTTAACCGAAAACATAGTATATTATAGGAGTAAAAGATGAAAATAATAAAAGTAACTAAAGAGTACTTCGAGACAGAGGATGAAAAAGTTTATTTCTTTGAGCCTTTGGAAAAAGAAATATCCGTTGAGGATATGCAAAGGATTGTTGATGTAAACGAGAAATTAATTAAGGGGTTTATAGATGAACATAATTAGTTTTAGTGGTGGAAAAGATTCAACGGCCATGTTGTTGATGATGCTGGAGAAGGGAATGCAGGTAGATAGAATTATTTGTGTTGATACCACAAAAGAATTTCCACAGATGTATGAACATATAAAAAAAGTACAAGAAATGATTTTGCCACTTAAAATTGAGATTATCAAAATTGATTTTGATTATTGGCTTGGAGAACGTATAAAAGCAAGAGGTATTAATATGGCTATTGCTGGGTATGGCTGGCCAGGGGTATTTTCACGATGGTGTACTGCTTTAAAAAGGAATGCAAAACTTAAACTAAAAAATAAAGACGATATTGATTTTCAGGGAATTGCTTTCGATGAAATACACAGAACAGAAAAAAATAAAACAGGAGAGATTTTTAAGTACCCATTGGTTGAGTGGAAAATTACAGAAAAACAAGCTCTTGAATATTGCTATTCAAAAGGACTTGATTGGGGTGGTCTATACGAGAAAATGCATAGAGTTTCTTGTTGGTGTTGCCCACTTTCAAGAATAGATAGTTTACGTACTTTATATAATGATTTTCCTGAATTGTGGCAAGAGTTGATAGAGATGGATAAAAAATCTTTTCGAAGATTTAGAAGTGATTATTCAGTCTATGATTTAAGCGAGAGATTTGCTAATGAAAATATATAAAATAACCGAAGCGAGCGGGTATTTAGGTGTATCAATCAATACACTCAAGACGCTTGCCAATAACGGAAAGATAAGATCATTCAAGACTTCTGGTAAACATAGGCGTTTTCGGCAAGATGATTTAGACGTATATATGGGCGTTGAGAAAGAGAAGCAAGAAAAACTAACGGTTATTTATGCGAGATGTTCAACAGCAAAGCAAAAAGAAAATCTTGAACGCCAGAAAGACAGGTTAAGAAAACATGCTGAAAATAAAGGTTATAAATTTATTCTGATTGATGAAATCGCAAGTGGAATAAATGAAAAGAGAAAAGGAATACATAAGCTGATTAAGCTATGTTTTGAGGGTAAAGTAGATAGAGTATTAATTGAGTATAAAGATAGACTCGCAAGATTTGGGTACGAGTATCTTGATGCCATTTTTAAGAACTTAGAAATAACCGTTGAGATTGTTGAGGCAAAAGAACAGAAGTATGAAGAAGAATTAGCAGAGGATATTATGAAGATTTTAACCTGTTATTCTGCAAGATATTATGGTAGGCGGGGTGGGAGAAAGAAGAAAAATGCAGAGGAAAATCAGACTATTGAATCTAATGGAATTTAATAAGGAGGTGTTGCTTATGAAATAATAGAGTGTTTTCTAAGAAAGAGGCTAACGTGTTGTGCCCTGATTATTAAACTCTGCTGTGATGATAGTCAGGGCACATTTTTTTGAGAAAAGAGTTGACAAAGGAAAACAATTAAAATATATGTATTCAAACATAAGTAAGACCATTGTTATTATCATAAGTAATATTTAAGGGGAAGATATGAAAGTAGAAATTAAAAAACTAACTTGTCTAAGGTGTAATCATTCTTGGATTCCAAGGGTAGTTGATGTAAGAATCTGTCCTAAGTGTAAAAGTCCATACTGGGACCAAAAACGAGAAATCAAAGAAAACTAATAGTTATCTCTAATTTGGTGTCTAAAAAGACAACAAATAAGATATAAATTGTGAATATATATGGAAAAGTTTGATGGAGATATACGAATAGAAAATGCTATATGGGAAGCTCTAACTAAGTATAGAATCCCGGGGGAACAGATGCAATGTCTATTACATATAATCAGAAAAACAATTGGCTGGAATAAAACAGAAAGTATTATCCAATTTACTGATTTTGTTGAAGCTACAGGAATTAATAAAGGAAATGTAGGAAGAGCATTAAGAGGATTAATTGAAAAAAAAGTTGTTGTCAAAAAAGACACCAATAGAGGAGTAAGTTATTGTTTTAACAAAAAATATAAAACATGGAAATTGGTGTCAAAAAAGACACTAAGTGTCAAAAAAGACACTAAACGTTGTCTAAAAAGACAACAATCGTTGTCTAAAAAGACACCTCCTCCTATAATATACAATAAACAATTAAAAACAAAAGAACGTATCAACTCTGACGAGTTGAAACAATCAGATAAAGATATTACTTTTTCTCTAAATAATGGTAGACCATATAAAATATCTAAATTCTTATTCAAGCTTATTCAAAAAAGAGACCCTAAACAAAAAGAACCAAACTGGAAAGAATGGGCTACTCAAATTGACAGACTAAACCGCATAGACAAAAGAGACTTTACTGAAATCAAAAAAGTTATTCGTTGGTGTCAACAGGATGATTTCTGGCAGAATAATATCTTATCCACTGCAAAGCTGAGAAAACAGTTTCCTCAACTTAGATTGAAAATGCTTCAAAAACCAAAAATAACATCAAGAGACATTGGAAGTCAAAAAAGAAAGAATACAGTTTATTCAAAACCAAAAATTATAAAGTGAGGTAATTATGAACGAAGAAAAAATTAAACAAACATTGCTTGAATGTGGTATAGGAAAAATATTTATTGATGCCAAACTATCAGACTTTTCAATTCAAATGCAATCAGAAATAACAGATAGTTTTTTCTTATATGGTCCCGTAGGATGTGGAAAGACTCATTTTCTATCTGCTATTATTCGAGAGTATATAATTTATTCAAAAGAAAAACCTCTTCTCCCAATGAAATATATAATACATGATGGAAAGAGAAAAAAACCAGTATTTATTACTATCTCTGAGTTCTTATTCAAACTGAGAAATGCATATGGGGATAATAGTATCCATGAAAATACGATTGTGAATAATCTTATCAACTGTCCTGTTCTGTGCTTAGATGACTTAGGAAATACGAAAGTAACCGATTGGAGTATTCAGATGTTAGATATGATATTCAATGGGAGATATAATAACCACAAAGAACTGAGAACATATATTACCTCAAATCTAAACCTAAACGAAATAGAAAATACTTTTGGTCAAAGAATAGCAAGTAGGATCAATGGGATGTGTGATATAGTAAATTTTGACGGAATAGATAGACGACTTGTTAAAAAGTAAGCTGTAATGAACTCTGTAAATCATGCTGAAACTAACTGTGATATAGGGTTTTTGGACGATTATTGTCTAAAACGTATCCGACTAAGGATTTTTAAACTACCATATTAAATTTGCAATCTGAGAAAGAAGGAATAAATGCCGAGACTAAAGACAAGAAAGCAATCTAACATTCAAATTGAAAAAAGAATTATCACTGGGATGATTGTATCGAAAGAATATCTAAGGGATATTCTCCCTCTGATTGATTTGTCATATTTTAAAAGTTCATTCACAAAAATAATAGCAAAATGGATTTTAGATTTTTATGAACAGTACGAAGATGCCCCATTTGATGATATTAAAAATATATATGATGCTGAAGAACCAAAACTCGAAGAGGAAGTATCAAAGCTAATATCGGTTCTTCTAACTGACATTTCAAACAGATATGAAAAAGACTCAGGATTAAACATCCAATATCTTACAGACCAAACAGAGAAATATTTCAAGCAGAGAGAACTTGAAATCACTTCAGGAAATATAAAAG